GATCAAACTCTTGATGCTTGGCCATAACGCCAGTAAGAATGTCCTTAGCGTCCTGCAGGTGCTTATGTAGCTGAAATGCATGATCGAAGTGGTTCTTGTTGTCAGAGGTGTGCTTGACAAAAGAGTCTAGCTTCTCTCGGCGCTGCTGCTTGGCTTTCTCGCTCTTAAGCTTCTCTATATCCTTGGTTATGCCGCCCGTAACGTGTTTGACATATCCCTCGGTGGAGGGAGTTCCATCTTTGCGAACCATATCATTGACATGAGTCTCTAGATTAACTCCATGACCCTTTAACTTGTCCAGAGCATCCGGATGCATCTTGGAGTAAAGCGCTTTGGCCTTAGACATAGAGTCGTGATATTTCTGCTGCTCCTCGGGAGTATAATGAGATGGATCGATCTTGATGGTAGGATCTATATGGTGCACATCTGGATGATGAGTAAACTTATTTTTGTCTACATTTGGAGTAGCGCGCATGTTTTGAAGATCACCCTTGCCTTCATACTTGGTATGAACTACAACACCGAGCTTAGAGTTTCGTATGGCCTTTCCGTGAGCGCTGTCAGCATCGGTAGAATACGTGATGGTATTCGGAGTGAAGCTGAGCTTCTTACCGTGCTTCTCTATATCCTCCTTGGTATGCATGATGTCGCCCTGGTACACACCGTGCTTGGGAGTTATCTTGGGAAGATGCTTGAGCGCAGTCTTAAGCTTGTCCACGAGACCTGGAGCATGACCGTGGTTTTGCTCGATGTCATGATTGGTGTGATTGATCTTAGGGTTCTTATTAAACGCCGACTTAGTTCCGACAAAGAATCTTCCGTTCTTGGGATGATATCCAAACACTACCGAGGGTGCTCCATCGTACTTGGCAGTAATATTTAGATCTGACTTCTTGCCCATAAGCGTGTTGTGCGCACCTTCAAGTGCATGTCCAGCTTTCTTAACTCCCTCGTTGCCAGAGTGTATGATGTGGTCTTCCACGTGCGTCAGATGCTTGAGTGGCTTACCATCCTGCTCCTCATCAGCCTGTTCTGTTAAAAAGTTTGCAAAGCTTTTCATGCATCTTCCTTGATTCTCTTGCGCTCATCTGGCGAGTAGAAAGCCATCCCGCCGTGCTCGGTGTCATCCTTAAAACGATTTGCCACAGTCTTATTTACCGCAGTATCTCCAGTGGTCTTGTCGTGTTCCACGTGATGCGCGACGAACTTTACATCAGGGTGATGTCGCTTAAGGCTAAGAAAGTGAGTTAAGTTCTCATGAGAGTCGTCGTAGAGATGAACCTCATGGTACCCATGCTTATGCACTAAGCTTGATACGATGTTACGCTTACGCTCGGCTGGTGTTCCCTTGTCTAGATTACCGGCGCGCCGCACGTGAACTTTATCGATATCAATCCCGTGCTTCTTCAGGTGGTGACCAAACTTCTCCTTGTCGTCCATGTCAGAACGTGCTGTTAGAATCTCGACATTCGGATTACGGAGATGGATGTTCTTAAGCTGCTTAATCATCTTCTTGATCGGATGGGCAGACTTGGTGAACACGTCAGACGACTTGAAGTCTGAGAAGTCATATTGGTGGTTTGGCTCTAGCTTGTGGTTGTTGAACTGCACGTTGCTCAGAGACTTAACCCTGTCGCCGGAAGAGTTCTTGACGTGAATCTTCGGCTCAGTCTTTGGATCAGGGTAGTGAAACAGAGTCTCATCCATGTCAAAGACATGAAGGATCTTTCGCTTCTCCTCAACTATTAATTTAGAAAATGATAGCATTAGATGGGTACCGGTGCTGATTCATTTGCAAATTTAATGGCTGGTCTAACAGTTCCTTGAGTAACTCTGTGAATAAAAATATTATCCTTTAATACTTCACCAGAATAAAGTATTATGCCTTTTGTTGAATTATTACGATTATCGATAAAAATTACTGGTTTTTTGAAGTAGCTACTCGCAAATTCCCTAAATTGCTGCTCCTCAATTTTTTCAAATGCATTTTTAAACTCACTCCGCTTTATCTCATCTATAACTAGTTTATTGATTGCTTCTGAGGTTGCTTTTAAAGTTTTGTTCGTTTTATTATTGTATTGTTTAACTAGATCTTCTAAAGATGAAATAATTTTACGTTGTATACCGGCATCTATTGTGCCACCGAATCTAAAATCGCTAGCGATATTTGTCTCAGCAGAAATTTTAACTGCTTTTATCTCGTATCCAATATTATCAACAAATATATCTGCGCCGGCTGATTTACCACCGCCGAGATATGAATTATTTAATAAAAGATATAGAAGTACTTCACCTGGACCAACACCCTTTATATTTGCATCATATATATCGTTAAAACGATTAGATCTTTTTAGTATTTTTATTTTAGTATTTAACTCACGCATATCGACGCGGTTTGAAGGCTGAACATCATTCAATTCTTTAATTCTGCCATATCTCATATATAAAAATCTAATAGCATCTTTATTCTTAATTCTGTTTTTACCAAAATCAGCCTGATTGAAATTCAATCTTGCAGCCAATTTAGTTCCAAGAACTCTGTCAATAAAAGCTTGAGTTTCTTTATCTGAGAATATTCCATAATTGCGCATGTGCTAATATGACCTTTTTCACTATTTATTCAAATAAAAAAGGGAGGCCTTTCGACCTCCTTCTATGAATAAAAGTAGACTGGGTCGGGCGGAACCCCACCGTGATCCCGACTGTTCCTTGCTAAATGTGTTACTCTATGCCTCTTGCGCTGCAGCGCAATACCAGTCTTTCAGTGAGTTTATTTATACGACGATGTCATTCCGGATGAAAAATTCTGGTGTCCAGCCATTGAATCCATAACCTTTATTCAACCGGTTAGCATACTCCTCCGCGACTCTCTCTCGATCTGATGCCATAATGATTCTATCGGTAGGGATCTCCCTGATACAATAGAGTCCCTCGTCGCTTAAGTCGATGATATCGTACGTCATTTGAACTCCGCAAATAGTTTCTTGTCAAACTTGATACTGGAGGATCGGTTTCTGTCCTCCTGACCAAACTTAGTGTTGTCCATAACCGGACCGTCCAGAAGATTCTCCTGAGCGTCCTGCTCTACATCATAGAAGCGCATCTTTCGGCGATCCACCCCAAGCATAAACCTACGGTTAGTCCCAACGTCAGAATAGCGATTCTTGAGCTGCTTAACCAGTACCTGATTGAGTGACTCAAACTCTTCGGTCGAGATGATCGCAAACATAAAATCAGCTGTGGCCGGGAGTCCAAAGGATTCTGATGTATCTTCCAGTCCCAAGTCGCTGCTCGTATACCCTCCTCGAGTTGTTTGAGTCGCAGAGACGACAGGTACATCGAACTCCACGGCAAGTCCTCGAAGCTCTTCTGCGATTGCTTTGATATAGGTATAAGAATTGACGTTGGCTCCATGCTTAATCCTCGCAGAGGCGCAGATGTTTAGATAATCGATATAGATTACATCGGGAACGAAATTCTTTTTAATCTTTAGCTCATCAATCAGATGTCTGAAGTTGCTGGAAGACGCGCACGCGGTAGGATATTCCTTGATGATCAATCGTCCCTTAGTCTTAGTCTTGAGACGCTCGATCTTAGAGTCATAAGACTCCTTTGGTATCATCTCGAGCTCGTCCAGAGGTACATCCAAAAGATTGGCATCGATTCGCTCAGCGATTCTTTCCTCTGCCATCTCGAGAGTAATGTACAGAACGTTCTTTCCTTCGGTTAGGTTGTGCGCCGCGGTGTGACACATGAACATTGACTTGCCGACGCCGGTGCCGGCCAGAACTATGTTTAGAGTCTTACGAGACAGTCCGCCCTTGGTTATGGTATTAAACACGGCCAGATCAAACGGGATCTTTTCCTCTCTTCGCCTATAGAACTCAAATCGTGCTTCCGAGTCTACGAGAAAATCATGGCCGATGCTGGTGTCAAAGTTAACCGCCAACGCGTCTGAAAGAAGCTTAGGAATCGATCCCTTGGCTAGTTTTCCAGTCTTATCATCCAGAATATGGATTGATGTCATGATAGCGTTGTAGATCGCTTTATCCTGACAGAATTTTTCTGTCTGATCTACAAGCCAGTCAGAGTCAGAGTCATCGAGCTTCATTTGCTCGATGAATTCAGAACAGGTCTTAAAGTTATCTTCGCCGAGACTATCCCTGACCGAGAGCTCTACACTCAGAGCCTCTCGAGACGGAAACTTATTGTACTTCTTGGAGTATGAATCGATGAGATCAAACACGATTCTATCGGACTTGTCCTGAAAGTACTCCGGCTTGATAAAAGGTATGACCTTCCTAGCAAACTCTTCGTTTAACGCGAGATTTGCTAGAATGATTTTATCAATCATTCAAATTACTCTTCGTCTTCCTGAAGAATGCTGCTGGTGCCGAGTTTATATTTATTGCGCAAAAACTCAACGAAGCGTTCATCTGATAAAATGGCCTTCCATACATCAGTATTGCTCTCAATGTCGTCTTCCTTCATTTCCTTGCCCTTGATCTCGCCAGTTTCAGGGTCAGCTACGACATATCGTCCGTTCTTTGGCTTGACGATATGACGAGACTCTAGAGCATTCTGTAGCAGCCCGGACCAGCGATTGATACCATCGGCATGACTGACATTGATAAGAATCTTGCTCTTTTCTTTGACAAAACGAGACTTTTCTACATTGATTACAAAATTATAACCGGCGATCTTGTTATCGGTGTCCTTTTCCTGCTGACGGCCCAAGATCCAGATGTTGTCGGCGCCGTAATATGAACCAGTACCACCGCCGACGACTGGCTTAGAGAACATCTCCATAGTCATGTACGTGTGGTTGATAACAACCATTGGAATGTTCTTAAGGTTAAGCTTGGGAGTGACGATTCGGAAAAACGACTTGTTGACCTTGGCGCGAGTAAAGTCGGCCGGCGAGGCGTCCTTATTAATCGCGTCCTCTACCTCTTTGCGAGATGCCAGATTACCCATCGAATCAACAATAATCATAACGTGGTCGTTACGTTCAATGCTCTCTAACTGAACGCTGGCATCATGACGTAGCTGCTCAAAGTCGGTGACTGGAGTGTGCACAACTCGATTAAGATCGATGTCGAAAGATTTAAAATAATCCTGCGGTGAACCAAACTCAGAATCATAAAGTAGAATAACACCGTCCTCATACTTGTCCAAATACGATTTGGCCATGAGTAGGGCAAAAGCTGTCTTAAAGTGCTTGGACGGACCAGCAATCATAGTCACGCCTGATGTCAAGCCTCCGGTTGGATCGCCGGAAAGGGCTACGTTGATCATCGGCACCGGCGTGGTGATCATATCCTTAGTGGCAAATACTTTTGAATTCGCCAACGTA